AGTACCGGCGTAGTTGCGTCCGCGTTAGGGGTAACAGACTCGGCTATATCTCAGTTATTAGCGGACGAGAATTTTGCCTCAGATGTACAGAAACTTAGATTTGATAGTTTACAGAAATCGACACAGCTAGATAGTACTTATACAGATATAGAAGGTAAGCTGCTAGAGACACTGGAAGAGAACTTGCCGCTGATAAATAAGCCTAGAGATATTCTCTCTGCTATTAATGTTATTAATGGGGCTAAGAGACGCGGCTTAGATTCGCCAGATAGCGGAGCGCTAGAGGCTAAAGTAGTGCAGCTTACAATACCGGCAGCGTTGCAACAGAAATTTGTTGTTAATATAGCTAACCAGGTTACAGAGGTACAAGGTGACCAAATTAATCAGACACTTGTTACTGCGACAGCGGGAGACTTAGATGAACTTGTTAAAGAGCACGGAACAGGGCAGCGAAAACAGTTGCTTGCAGGCAGCGGAGAGGCTAAGGGAGAAGGATCTGAGGAAAGCTTCAGAACTGAAAGCGAGGCTCCTAGCGGGGGCGAAACTTGCTCGGCTCTCGCAGCAACCTTGTAAGTAGCTATATACGGATACTTTAGATGGCCAAGCTAACTCATATTGATAAAGCTATCGCAGAGATAGATCTCCCAGAAGGTGTGGAGGAGGATTTAGCGCATACTGCTGCGGCACAGGCACAGGACAATGAGGTAGCCTATAACTTAAATGAGGCCATAGCTTTAGCGAAGAGTTCTCCAGACTTCCTTGCTGGAATAGCTATGCCTACGATATTTGAATACTGTCTCCCTCCGGTATTCTTGGCTATCTGGACTCTGCTTGTTGAGCTTATCCATAAAGATAGAGAGAACACGGAACTTATTGAGGAAGTTTTCGCAAGGCTAGCGATTGGATTACCTAGAGGGTTCGGTAAAACTACAGTAATTAAACTGTTTATTCTCTACACTGTACTTTATACAGATAGGCAATTTACTCTAGTTCTCTCTACTACTGCTACTCATGCAAGGAATATCTTATCTGATGTTGCAGATATGCTAGACGAGCCTAACATTAAAGCGCTCTACGGAGACTGGCGCTTAGGCATGGAGCAGGATACTCAGGATGTAAAGAAGTTTGGATTCCGGGGGCGTAACATAATCTTAGCTGGTCTAGGTGCGGGCGGTAACGTACGAGGACTTAACTTAAAGAACTCCAGACCTGACCTAATGATATTTGAGGACGTACAAACTAGGGAAGACGCAGATAGCCAGACAGTATCAGAGTCTCTATATAAGTGGATGATTGGTACAGCGATGAAAGCTAAGTCTCCAAAGAGATGCTTAACTGTGTTTATCGCTAATATGTACCCGACTCCGTATTCGATACTTAAGAAACTAAAAACTAACTCTAACTGGGTTAAGTTTATTGCGGGAGGGATACTTGCAGACGGTAGCTCTCTCTGGGAAGACTTGCAGCCGATAGCGCAGCTTCTAGTTGAGTATAAGACAGATATGGAAGCGGGACACCCAGAGATATTTATGTCTGAGGTACTTAATGATGAAAACGCTTCTGTTAATAACCTAGTTAACTTTAGTGAGCTACCTGAGTTTCCCTTCGAGGAAGGTGACATAGCAGAAGGTAAGTTCATAGTTATTGACCCTTCTAATGACAAGCACAACTCAGATGCTGTAAGTCTCGGCTATTTCGAGGTGCATGATACTAACAAGCCCTGTGCGATGGAGATAGTTGAAGGTAGATTCTCTCCCGGAGACACTATAAGAGAAGCGATTAAGCTCTGCACTAAATATAATTGCCCTCTGGTTGTAATAGAAGCTAACGCATATCAATACTCTCTACTCTACTGGTCTGAGTTTATATGTCAGCAGCTAGGCATAGAAGGTATACAGTTTATAGATATATACTCTGGGCGGCTATCTAAGAACACAAGAATCCTGGATATGTTTAAGAGTTACAAGGCAGGTGAGATATTTGTGCATCCTTCTTGTAAGTCACAAGTTCATATGCAGATGTCAGGTTTTCGCCCTTTAAAGACAGATAACGTAGATGGTATATTAGATCTACTTACTTATGCGCCGAAAGTTGTTGAGACTTATCGCCACCTAATGTCAGCGTATACAGTAGTAGGACAGCAGACTATAGCTAACGAAGCTTCTAATAGACCTGCACTTGCGGCTCTAAGCCCTTTCTAAGAGGTAATACCTTAATGCAACCTTATCTACCTTCCGATAAAACACTGAAAGCTATCATAGCTTTTTATAGAGAGGCGAGATCTCTAAACGATAACCAGTGGAACTTACGCTCTCGCTTTGAAGATATAGATCGCTTATACATGAGAGAGCAAGATTACACGGAAGAGGAATGGAAAGCCGAGTTACATAATAAGTCAGGCGATTCCTCTAAGTTTCGTAATATCCAAGTTCCTATAGTTATGCCGCAGGTAGAGAATGCGGTAACTTACCAGCAATCTGTATTTCTAACAGGCTCTCCCATATTTGGCGCAGTGGCGACTCCTGCCCATGAGGATGCAGCATTACAGCTAGACACAGTTGTCTCGGAGCAGCAACTTAAGTTTAATTGGGTACCAGAATTACTAAAGACTCTGCGTAACGGATTTAAATATAACTTTGCTCCTATTGAGACTTCCTGGGAGAGGCAGATAAGTTACTCTCTTGGTGCTACAGGAAATGCGGCACAGGAGAAAGTTATCTACGAAGGTAATAAGCTTACCTCGCTATGTCCGTATAACACGTTCTTAGATAGCAGAGTATCTCCTGTTGATATCCCCAAAGAGGGCGAGTTTGCTGGCTACACTATGCGTAAGAGCCGAATCGCAACTAAGGCATTTATTGCTGCGTTACCTGTTTCTATTAACGTAAAAGATGCGTTAGAGACCACGACACCAGGAGGTACAGGCTCCACAGGGGAGGATGACTACTATACGCCACGAATTAACTTAGCCTCTATTTATGAGCTGGATCAGTTTGCGGGAACCGACTGGTATCAGTGGGCAGGGTTGCAAGACAAAAAAGGCTCTAAGATAGCTTACAGTAACTCCTATGAGATAACTGTTCTATACGGGAGAATCTTACCTAGCGACTTCTCTATGACAGGGATTCCGGCCCCTAACACTCCCCAGGTCTGGAAGTTTATTATTGTTAATAGCCAAGTGGTTATTTACGCAGAGCGCATGACTAATGTGCATCAGCTTATACCTATTGTATGTATGCAGCCTTACGAAGACGGTCTTGGATACCAGACTAAATCTCTGGCCTCTAACTTGGAGCCGTTTCAGCAAGTGTCTAGCGCGCTAATTAACTCCACTATTGCAGCAAGGCGCAGAGCTATTGGAGACCGGCTAGTATTTGACCCCTCTAGAATCTCTGCAGGTCTGCTGGATAGTGATGATCCTATTGCCCGTATACCTGTTAGACCCTCTGCTTTCGGTACACCTTTGGATCAAGCAGTTAAGGTACTGCCGTTTAGAGACGACCAATCGCAACACGCTATGCAGTCTATGGGAATGCTAGAACAGCTAGCTAACAAGACCTCTGGACTTAACCCTGCGAGGCAAGGTAGCTTTGTCAAAGGTAACAAGACTCGGCACGAGTTCCAGGAAACTATGGGATACGCTAATGGCAGAGACCAGACTATTGCGTTAACCTTAGAAGGTAACGGATTCGGCCCAATTAAGCATCTAGTTAAGACTAATATCTTACAGTACCAAGGTGGAACAGAGCTATACAGCGCAGCTACAGAAGGAACAGTAGCTATTGACCCTGTTGCATTACGTAGAGCGTCTCTGGACTTTAAGCTCTCTGACGGCCTGGCTCCTAGCGATAAGCTAATTGATGGAGATTCATTAGGCCAAGCGTTGCAGACACTAGCTCAGTCACAGGAACTGGCAGCAGGTTACAACTTAGCTCCTATGTTTTCCTATCTAATGAAATCCAGAGGGGCTAACTTAACACCTTTTGAGAAGACCCCAGAGCAGCAGGCATATGAGCAAGCTGTAGGAGCTTGGCAACAGACTGTTACCAGTATCTATGATAAGTTACTTAAAGCACAGCCTGAGATAGGGGTAGATGAGTTACAGAAAGCATTGCCTCCGCAGCCTACGCCAGATCAGTATGGATATGACCCTAAAGCACCTCCTAGCGCAGTAACTTCTACAGACGGTACTACAGTGATGGGAAGGTATATGGAAACTGAGCAGACAGGAAAGCAAGCGGCCGCACCGCAAGCAGCTCCTACAGGAGGAGACACCAATGAGTAACGAAGACGTACTTAGCGAAGTACCAGTTGCTGGAGACCTATTTAAAAGCTACCAGCTAACTCCGGAGGTTATTGCATCTGGCTACACTTTCACCTCAGCCAATAAGGCTGTAATACAGAACTTAATCTCAGCTTACGCACACGATCATATGCAACTAACGTTTGATCCTGCAGCACCAGAACTTGTGGCTATTCAACAAGCCTCAATTAGGGGCGCCATTGACGCTCTGTCCTATCTGCTTTCTGCAGACGAATCTCTAACTAAACGCTAATTAGCAAGGTATATTATCATGGCACTTGAATCTTTCCGTAACATCTTTAGCTCTACTCCTCCAGCAGCTGCACCAGATGCGGCCCAAGAAACTACCGTAACTCCCGTAGATCCTGCAGCTCCTGCCGATGAGCCAGAAGTTTCACCTATGGATGCCTTAACTGCGCTATGGGAGACTGCTCCTGAAGGTACAGAAGATCCCTCGGCTACGACTAGCTTAGAGAGCTTAATTACTATTGACCCAGATGAGATAGCTAAGACAGTAGGAGGCATGGACTTCGCTTCTGCTATTCCTGGTGACACATTTGAAGCTATTGGGGAAGGCGGGGAAGGCGCACAAAAGGCTTTCTCTAACGCGCTTAATACGGTAGCACAGCAAGTATTTCAACAGGCTATGATTGCTAACGCCACGCTGACTAAGCAGGCTCTAAGCAACGCAGTTCCTACATTAGATCGTAGAGCTGAAGCTACATTAAAACGAACACAAGTTGCACAACAAGTTAGTGATGCTAACCCTGTGTTATCCCACCCCTCTTTCAAGCCTATGATTAGTGCAATTGAATCGCAGCTTGTAGCTAAGTACCCTACAGCTACTCCTGCAGAGATTAGTGCCCAAGCTAATAGCTATTTTGCTGACTTTGCTGACAAACTTAAAGCTCAAGATGCCCCGCAGGTTCCTGATACGGGAGTTAAGGCTCCTACAGATTTTAGCGGTTTTGAACTCACTTAATGTACATAACGTACACAACTTTTTAGGTATATATTATGACTGCTATTTCCGGTATTTTTAACTCGTCCCAGTTCACTACTGATCTAGAGCAGAAATCTTTTGCTTCTATGATTACTCGTCTGATGCCTAACGGCAACGCACCTCTGTTTGCACTAACTTCGCGGTTAGCAGCTAAGACAGCGGTACAGACTGAGCATGGTTTCTTTACCAAGACTATGGTATTCCCTTCCTTTGATCTTACTGCTGACATTACTAACGCTGCTACAACTTTCACTGTAGCCGACTCCTCAGCCCTGGTGCCTGGGCAGATCCATCGCTTAGAAGAGACTGGCGAGAATGTTATTATTAACACTATTGTTTCGGCCACTTCTATTACCGTAACTCGTAGTGTTGGTAGCGTAGCTGCTGCGGCTGTTAGTATCGGAGCTGGTATCTCCGAAGCCTACCAAGTTGGTAACGCTTTCGAGGAATCTTCTGACCGCCCAGTTGCGCTATCTGTGCAGCCTGTTCGTATCACGAATCTCACTCAGATCTTCCGTAATACTTGGGCATTGTCCGGCACCGCGGCAGCTACGCAGGTTATTGCAGGCGAAACCAATATCGCAGAAAACCGTACAGATTGTGCTGCGTTCCATGCCGGTGATATTGAGAAAGCTTTGTTCTTCGGCCAGAAGTCAGAAGGTACTCGTAACGGTAGCCCCTTCCGCACTATGGACGGCTTACACAATATTGTAAGTAACCTGGCCTACTACCCTGCATCTTACTCTGTACCTAACGTAAGTGTTGCGGGTGCTACTACCAATTACAGCCAGCTGGTAGGCTACCTTGATCCTTTGTTTGATCAGTCTACTGATCCTAAGGTAGCCAATGAGCGAGTGCTGTTCTGCGGCGGTAAGGCAATTAACGTTCTTAACGAAGTCGGTCGTCTGTCAGGTCAGTACGAGATTGTTAATGGCATGACTGACTTCGGTTTGCAGTTTAGTTCGTTTAAGATCCCTCGTGGAACTTTCCGTATGGTTGAGCATCCTCTGTTTAACACTAACGCTCACTGGTCTTCAATGGCGATGGCAGTAGATCTCTCTACTTTCGCTACTGCTTACCTAGGTGATCGTAAGACACAGAACCGCGAGTTTAACCAGAACGGTACTCCTGTTGACAGCGGCATTGATGCGGTAGGTGGAACACTTACTACTGAGATGACTTGCGAGATTCGTAACCCACCCGCTAACGGTATTATCACCGGCCTCACTGCTGGCGTTGCTTAAGCCTCGATCTTTCCTCTGGAGCAAGGACGCTCCGCCTTCTTAACTGTTACACTACTTGGATTACTAAACATGGCTATTCTACCTCTATTTAAAAACCGTAAAGGCTCAGTCAACCTTGTTACTGACAAAGGTTACCGAATTAACTTTGCTCAAGGTGTATACCACACAGCAAACAAAGAGCACATTGAGTATCTAGAAGGACTCGCAGAAAATAATGACTGCGGAGTTTATATTGACCCGGACGAAACAGAGATTAATACTGAAGAGCAGTCTCCAGAAGCTCGACTACGCGCTAAGATTAAAATGGAGATCGAAGCTGAGTACCGTTCTGGTATCCGACCTATCCCTAAAGTAGAAGATAGCACCTCAGAGCAGGCTAACCTAGCTTCCAGTGCTCAGACTGCAGCTCAGGCTTCTGGACGGTCTAATCCTGCGCCAGTTAAAGCTGCTAATGTAACAGGTGACCCTGGAGCTGCTATTAAAGCTGCAATGGCTAAAACACCTGGCGCACAGTAACTGGTCAGCTATTAAATACTTAAGGAGGCCGCACAGATGACTTTTGCTGAGATAGTAGCCGCAGTTACAGCTATCACCAATAGACCTGATCTAGCTAGTTCTATTGAGTCAGCTGTGCAGGCCGCCACCCTTAAAGCCCATGCTTCTGACTACTTCTTTAGGGATCTAGTAGAGGTAGCAGTAGAGTTTGACGAAGCTAGATATATCCAGACTTTTGACCCCTTGCAGGTAGTGCCTACATACAGGCAAGTTAAATATATAAGACTTTGGGAAGGTGGCCTTGCCGGTACTTACGGTAAATTCCTAAAGCATATACACACAGAGAACTCAGTAGATAATTACGGCGCATCTAAGCTTGATGTGTTTTATATGGCCGGAGCCTATTTGCAGCTTAGAGGTGTATCCCAAGTATCACAGGTACTTTTCGGTGCCTATGTTAATCCAGTTGTAGCTCCTACAACGTCTTATAGCTCCTGGATAGCAGACTTACATCCTTACGCAATTATTAATGAAGCAGCTAGACGCATATTTGTCTCAGTTGCGTATCCAGAGCAGGCAGCGGCTATGCAGCAGCTTGTAGCAGAGGACTATAGAAGTCTTATGATCTCAAATGTAGATACTGTACCATCCTAGTAGGAGCTGTAGATAATGGCAACAGAAGCTAATTTATGGACTCCAGGTGAGGCTGGCCCCGCAGGCCCAGAAGGTCCCGCAGGCCCTACAGGAAGTGTATGGTATACAGGCTCAGGTATCCCTAGCCCCGGTGCTTACCTAGTTAACGATTTTTATTTAGATACAGCTAATGGTAATGTATATAAAAAGATAGCTATTGATACTTGGGTTCTGCAGGCTGTATTAGTGGGAGCTTCCGGAGCTACTGGCCCAGCTGGCCCCTCTGGCCCGGCAGGAGCTACTGGAGTCACAGGAGCTATTGGGCCTATTGGGCCTACAGGTGTTCCAGGCACTTCCACCGCTATACTACAGGGAGACGGAGCTCCTGACGATGCCCTAGATGGTATTGAGGGTGACTACTATATAGATGCTCTGGTAAGCGATCTTTACGGCCCTAAAGTCGCCGGTGTTTGGCCTCTGCCTCCAGTAAGTCTCTTAGGCTCCGGGGTAGAGGCGCTACTAGTTGACTATAGAATTCTAGGTCAGATTGTAGACTGGGCAGGTGCCGTAAGTATGGATCTAGGCGCGGGTAATACAGCACAGCCTACCTTAACAGGAAGTGTAACTGGTGTCACTATTACAGGCTGGCCCCCAGCAGGCAGAGAAGGTAAGCTGGTTTTATATATTGAGCAAGGCGCTACTGCCTACTCTGTCACTGGTTGGCCAGTTGCTGTTAAGTGGGTAGGAGGCGTAGAGCCATCCCTCTCCACTGTAGACGGCGAAGTAGATATTATAGTGCTTACCTCTATTGATAACGGCGTCACCATTATAGGTGCTCATATTGGAACAGCCTCATAACAAAATCCATCCGGAGCGCGATTTGGACAAGCATATAACGGTCTCTACAGGGGCGGCTCAGGCTCTTACCCAGGTAGGCGGAGTCACAGCACTTTCTAGTGGTCTAGTAGGCTGGTTAACTGAGAACCACATAATTATAACATCTGCAGGGATATTAGTAGGTGTTCTTGTAGGCTTAACAGGTATCTATGTACAACTATCTAAGTCCAGGCTGGAGAATCAAGAAGCTCGACTTAGGATAAAAAAGCTAAAGAAGGAGGGCCAGGATGGGAATACTAAGCATACTGACAGGTAACACTTCCGCTGCCTCTAAAGTAATAGACGCAAGTATTAGCGGGATAGATAAGCTAGTTCTTACTGAGGAAGAGAAGTTAGACTACAAGAAAGATATACAGAAAATGTATCTGGAGTTTGTAAAGATCTCTGCCTCTGAGAGCACAGCCCAGAGTGTATCTCGCAGACTTATATGTCTCCCTGTTGTATATGTATGGCTCTCATTAATTATAGCTTTCACAGTTCTTAGTGTGTTAGGCGTAGAAGGAGCTGCGGCGGTATCTGATGTCATTGAGTCTATGAATGTGCCAGCTCTTGCTGCTATCGGGTTTTATGTAGGGCGTCACATGATAACAGGGCGTAAATAAACAAGTAATTCATAGGAGCCTATTATGGCAGCTTATAACAAGTTCGAAGATTTTGTATTGCAGTTAGGCAGAGGCGTTCATCAGTTACATGCGGCGGGTCATACCTTAGAGGTGTATCTATCTAATGCTGTACCTAGCGCCTCTCTGGACAGCGTAAAAGCTGACCTTGCTGAGATAGCTACAGGTAACGGTTACACCGGCCCAGAAGATATTGTCAATGATTACACAGAGGCAGCAGGTACAGGAAGTCTTACAGGCGTGGATGTGGTTATTACCGCTGCTGGAGGCTCTATTGGCCCCTTTCAGTATGTAGTGCTGCATAATACTACGCCTGCCGCACCTCTTGATCCTCTAATAGCTTGGTGGGATTATGGCTCAGCCGTAACTTTGGCGGATGGCGAATCTTTTACTATTGACTTTGGCGCTACTGTAGCAACTCTTACTTAGGATATATGATCATGGCACAGCATAACAAAGATAAGTACCCTGAAATCTGGGCAGCTTTTGAGAGAGCTAAAGCTAAAAAAGCGGCGTTAATGGAGGAGCGTAAACCTTTTCTAGATAAGATGAACGAGCTGCATCGACAGAAAGGCCTGTTACAGGTAGAGCTAGACAGTTTAGCTGCTTTTGCTTATAAAGATGTAGAAGAGCTCAGAGAAGTTAGCTCAGAGATCTCTAGGCTAGCTAGGGCTATGGGCAGTAAGTCTATGGCAGCCCCACTAAACTAGAGCGCCTACCGCACTGAATAAGCCCTGCAGAGGAGGTTTTAATGCCAATAGTTAATTCAGAGATTGTTACAGACCGCCAACAGCGCGGTGGTATGCGTAAAATCAGGCAGAAGTTCACCGACCATTTAGGTGACGACCATTTTCGGCAATTTATTGAATCCGCTGACTACGATGCTGTGGCGGGCCTTATAGTTGGAGAGGCTCTGGTGCTTGCTGGACTGGTTGAGCAGGAAGTACAGCAAGCTATCAAAGATTATGAAAACGGCGAAGACCCCCTTCACTACGAGGCCAGCTCAAACAACTGGCAGCAGATAACACCAGAGTTTCAAACTTGGGATGAACTAGCTGCACCAGTGTTGGTACACTTCCTCGAAAAAGAGAATCGCAACGACCTCGCAGTTATTGAGAGCACAATAATAAGGATAAGTACGCAGGATAAAAAAGCGCTCCTCGGTATGACCACTAAGGAAGTGAGCGCCGTTAATGGTGATATACAAGCTGCAGTGAATGCCATTGCTGAGCTTGCTTTGTACAGCCCGCATTTTGTTGGGGGAGAGAAAGCCTAATGTCTTATTACTACGTAAAAAATGGCGGAACTGCTACTGGGGATGCAGGCAGGTCAGCAACAAAACTGACTACATCTTTTTCGACAATGGGAGACTCTGCCTACTACGACAGCCTTTATGATGTGTTTACAGGTGGAGTCCCAACTACAGCCCCTGTTGCTGGTGATACTGTCTGCGTCTCTAATTTGCATGATAAGACATACACCGTTTCCACAGTGGTAGGTATTATATCTGGAGTGCCTGTATTCAGTGTTGATGATAACGCTGCTAGTTCTTACGTATCCGGCGCATGGGAGCGGACTGTCGCCGCTGTTAATCTAACCCCATTCATGACGGCCACAACAGAGCCTAGCTATATGCACTCTAAGGGCGTGTCGTTTCAGTGCGGAAACGATTTGTTTGTACGTATGAAAAACCGGGAGTCTTTGATAGAAGATTGTCAGTTGTGGAGTACTAATAAAGATATTCTGCATAACCACGATGGACAAAGAAGTGTATACAAGGCTGTAGAGGTTAAAATCTCAGACCTGAACGACGCTTTTTTGGTCGGAGGTGCCTCTGCTGTAATGTTTAGCGGATGCACTTGGATGCAGGATAACAACGCTTTGTTAACGAGCGCCGGGGCAGGAGGTCTGAGAGCCATATTCAATTCATGCGACTTGTCGTTATGCACTAATGATATAGTTGATAACACTGCTGTGGGATATAACATTGCTGATATAGAGTTGAATAGATGCAAGATCGGCGCAGGTTTGGTCGGTATTTCAGGTGCTAGCAAATACACACTAAAGAACAAAGGAATTCGCTTTTCATCATGTGATGTTGGCGATGGCTACCACTACTTTAGGCATGAGCAAGAGTTCGGAATGAATAGTGAGGAGACTTCAATTTACCGCACGGACGGAGCAACTTACGACGGGACGAACGGGTTTAGTGTAGAGTTGATTTCAGAAAGTTCCGCTAATCTCGCGTCACCGTGTTATGCCGAGCTAGCCTCCCAGTATATAGATACTGACGACTTCACAACAACTGTAACTGTAACGGTGCATTTTGCAGTTGATGGATCAACGACTGCTCTCAATGATGATGAGTTCTATATAGAGGTCAAATACCCAGACGGAGCAGATAATGCGCTTGGGGTGGTATCTAGCACCAAGGCGAAGCCTCTAGCAGTTGGTGCTGCGCCGGTAACAGAGGCTGGTTTGTGGGCAGGACTGGGCGGCACAAATAAGCAAATGTCTCTCAGTAAAGAGCTTACTATAGGGACTACGGAGGGAACTATAGCCAGCGGCTTGGTAGAGGTGAAAGCATACTTAAGCAAAGCAAGCCAAGTAGCCTTTGTATGCCCGCAGGTTGAGTTCAGCTAGTGGCCTCCAAAACAGTGAGACTGGTGCCTGGCATTGGTCTTGTTGTTGAGACTAATACCGTAGCGACTGAGCTATACCCCGGCGGGTTTTATATCCAGCCAAGTGTAAGTGGTATAACAGCAACAACAACAGGAACGTCTACAGCAAGTATTACTGAGGCTGAGGTAGTCACTGGCGGGAAGACTACAATCATCACTATAACTGGGGATACCCTAGTTGCTCATGGCGCAGCATTTAATCACCTCAGACAAGATATAATCGATGGTTGCACCTCAGCTCAGAGTGAGCTATTAGGCTGGAATAACGAAGTTCGTGATAGCGAGTCGGTAGCTTCTGTGAGCAGGACAGACGACAATACTATTACGATTACGTGGAGTGCTGCACCTAACTATGACATAACGGCACAGGAAGCAATTACAGTAACGATACCCGCAGCGGTGCTAGTAAATAGTCTTGTAGATGTAGTAGCCTCCCCTTCCTTTACTGTTGACCCTGTAACTAACTATGATATAGAGGCGCTACCAGGTAGCTATACTTTATTAGGTACCTCTGCAGCTCTTCTCTACTCCAGAGAGGTAGCGCTAAACTCTGGCATTTATACGCTCTCCGGCACTGCGGCAAGTTTAAGCAGAGATTCTAGGCTAGCTGTAGATTCAGGTAGCTATAGCCTGCAAGGGGCAACTGCGGAGTTAATAGCTGCGTTTGTTTTGGCAGCTACAAGTGGCAGTTATGCAGTAAGCGGAAGTCCTGTAGATTTTCTTACTAGCTATATATTAGAGCTGCAGAGCGGCAGTTATAGTACAGTAGGGCAGAGTGTAGGATTACTTAGGGATTTAGTAGGCTCTGCAGATGTTGGTGCTTATTCGGTTACAGGAACCGCAGCAAACTTAATTGCCACCTCAGATCAGACACTCTCAGCAGCTTCTGGTGCTTATATACTAACAGGTTCACAAGTTGCGCTCATAAGAGATGGCCTTATAGGAGCTGCTTCAGGCTCTTATGCGCTATCAGGCAGTGACCTAAGTCTGGTTATAGGGACTATATTAGAAGCCGCCACAGGTAGCTATTCTATTACAGGGGAGCAGGCAACCTTACTAAAATCCGTACTGGTTTCATTAGACTCCGGTACCTATACTACTACTGGTTATAATGCCGCCTTGGGATACTCTGGCGAGGTCATCCAGGGTTATGTTATGGCAATGTTATTGGGGTTATAGATGCCAGCCACCACAGTTGTTATCGGTAATGTAGCCACTATCTGGGATCATAAAGATAGAGGCGCAGGAGAACCTGGGGAGCCAGGAGAAGGCGAGAGTGGAGGTTTTGGCACAGTCTATCTTACCTCTACTTTATACCCTTTGTATGAGCTGGAGTATTTAGATTCAGCTCCCGGTATACGTAATGCCTCTTTCTATTTAGCGCCTGTAGATAATGTAGATAGCGGTCCGGCGATTTTATCCGCAGCCTTGATAGACAGGATAATTACTTATATTAATCCCGAAGAGGTGCTAGATTCGGCAATAGCCCTTACTGAGGCCTCGCTAGTTTCCATAATTGTGCCTTATGTGGAGCCTCCAGAGCCTTTAGACTCCTCCCCTGCGATACTCTCTGCTCTGCTAGATATAATAGTAATCACCCATATACAGCCGCTGGACGATCTTATAGACTCCGCACCTGCTATAACCTCTGTACTACTAGCCTAGGATACTTATATGAAATGCCCTACAATTGAAACAACTCTGGCGGGCAGGTACAAGCTAGAGATTATAAAGCCTGATGGAACAGCAGAGCTGGCTGTAGATTGGTTTGATAACTTAATAACAAACGTTGGGCTCGATATGCTCAGCGGGGATATAGCAGAATATCAAAACCCTTTTCAGTATTGCTTTGTAGGCACAGATAATACACCTCCTAGTGTACTAGATACAGATCTGCTTGGATTTGTGGCGCAGGAGAACAGTGTTACGGCTGCGGCTTCCTATAGCATCTTACCTCGTTATTACAGCCGGGTCTATACCTATACTTTCGATATAGGGGCGGTTGTAGGGAATATGAGTGAGATAGGTGTTGGAGGTCTAAACCTAGGGACCCGCCGAGCGTTATCGCGAGCTCTTATTAAAGACGGCGTAGGTAATCCAACTACTATTACAGTTGCGGCAGACGAGGCCCTAAGAGTCTCTTACGAGATACGCTTTAACATACCTACCGCAGACTACCCTTTTACTGTAGACGGCTATGATTTTGTGGTAAGGGTTGCCCGTGCAGCTACTGCCGATTACATCTACGGTAATTATATGAGATATGCTACCATAGGCTATCCTAGGGCCTACGATGGAGCGGTAGGGGCTACCATAGATGACGAGCCGGCAGGTGTACAGTATGAACTAGGGAGCACTTTAGATGCATATGTCCCTGGCTCTTATACTAGAACAGGTAAACTAACTGCGTCTCTTACCCAAAGTAATGCTATTATAACAGCCTTTCGCTGGGGGTTTGGTGCCCATACCTGGCAGTGCTCGGTGTCCCCAGGTATGGACAAGGACGGCACCAAAACTCTGGAGTTAGGAGTTAGATATACCTGGGCAAGAGAGGGCGAGCTTCCATAATGGCTATCCCAGAAGACAGACTGTCTACAGTAGTGCACGCCGGAGATGAGACTTATATCTGGGGTAAGGAGGCTGTTGGGCAGAACTGGGCAGCTGACTATGAGATGGGAGGTATAGCTCTTAATGATCCCTCCGAAGGCCATCTTTATCAGCTCTGGCTAACTAGAATCTCCTCAGATGGGACACAGCTGTTAATTAGTGCTCCCTCGGTTCCTGAGACAGTTCTGTATACAGGAGTAAATCTTACTGAGGTCTCTTGTAGCTTTGATCAGAATATGAGACCTAGTTTTGCTTATGTAGAAGATGGCGTAGCTAAGTTTGACTGGTATAATACGTTAACCGCCCAGAGAGAGCTAACAGTTCTAGGCGCAGACGTAACTAACCCCAGAGTCACACTGGATGATAAGAGACCCTCTCAGTTAGCTGCTAATGATGTATTACTGTTTTATGTCAGAGACCGCACGCTTTATATGAGAAGGCAGAGAGATCGTTATAACCCTGAGATGTTACTGGGGGCTATACCGGCAGAAGCTAACTATTTAAATATAGCCGCAATGGGAACTAATTTAAGGCTGCTGTTTGAGTTTTTAACTGTTGCAGGAACTTCCTTAACTGCTACGCCTGTGACTCCAGCAGCTGCAGAGTTGATGCCAGACACCGCCTATGAACCTAACACTATCTGGAAGCCTACTGAAGCTCCTGGAATACCAGAATTACCAGAATTACCAGAATTACCAGAGTTGCCAGAATTACCAGAATTACCTGGGTTACCGTAATAGGAGAAGCTAAATGAAAAAGCGCACACTGGGACAGAAACAGCGTAAGTTCGCTTTGATGGTATCTGAGCTAATTAACTTTGCTTATGTCAGAGGTTATGAACTTACCTTTGGCGATGCCTATAGAGATCCGAGGGCCTTTGGGAGAATAGGCCAGAAGCTCCCAGGCTCGTATAGCGCAGCTAAGTCTCTCCATAAATACCGCTTAGCCATAGATTTTAACTTATTCAAAGACGGTAAGTACCTAACAGAGACAGAGGACTATAGAGAGCTAGGAGAGTATTGGATAAGCATTGGAGGTACCTGGGGAGGCAAGTTTCGAGATGGTAATCACTTCTCTCTTGGACATAATGGACTTAAATAGGCAATAGGTAACTGAGATGGCAAAGTCTTCCCAGATAGATGTTAGATTAAATACGCAGGGAATGCATATACCTCTGAGGGAGCAGGAGGTAGGCAGGAGCGTGGTAAACCCTGCCACCGATCTAGTTTTTATTCCTGATGTCAACACAGAGTCAGATGTACCAAAAGATCGCGGAGTTATAGGAATAAAGTATGCACACAATGTAATGCCGTCTACTTATGGGTGGCGTAGTATCTCTTATCTAGAGAGTGTAGCAGATCCGGCTCTAGGCTCCGGAAGCTTTACGCGTATAGTACCCATAGCCGGGGCTGCAGTTACAGGAGGTAGTGTAAGCGCATCTGGGATAAGAAGCTACCTAGGAGTATTCTATAACGGCTCTAACTCCGTATTATACTACCTAAATGCTGGAGGCGCTTGGGCTCCTGTATCTGGTGTACCTACTTTGAGCTCAGACGCAGTAGTATCTGCTGCTTATATTAATGGCGTATCTTATATATCAATCCCAGGCCACTCTGTCTACGTAATAGATCTAACTTCTGGCGCTCTAACCGAGCGGCCTCTTACCAGTCTTAATATGTCTGACATAAAAGGTGCAACCTCAGCTTATGGTTACCTTATTGTATGGACTGTAAACCGAGTTCTATGGTCGTCCTCTGTAGATGTAGAGGATTTCACTCCATCAGATACCAGCGGGGCAGGTGGCGGCGCTGTACAGGAAGCCTCTGGGGATATCATATACTGTGGCGAAGGTAGATTTGGGTTCTTTGTTTATACCAGATCTAACATAGTGTCAGCTTTATATACAAGTAATGCCACCTTTCCCTTTGAATTTATAGCGCTTGCAGGCAGCGGCGGCATTTATAGCCCTGACCACATAGCCAAAGGTACTGTAGCTGCAGCTTCATATGCGTACTCCTCCTCTGGTATCCAGAAGATAACTCAGCAAGCTGCTACCACTACGCTACCTCATATCTCAGACTTCTTAGATAACTCTTATTTCGAAGACTTCGATACAGTTACCGGTGTATTTAGCTCAACCACAGTTGGCAGCACTGGGATGAAGAAAGCTATCCAGACTGTTGCAAGTCGTTTTGTTGTCCTGTCTTACGGAGCTGATATCTCAGCACCTTTTACTCACGCACTTGTTATTGACACTCAGCAAGGAAGAATGGGCAAACTAAAGATAGATCACGTAGCTTGTGTAGACTTTTTTGATCTGTCTTTAAGTAGCGGCCTAGATAGTAATAGCTCTTTGGCGTTCCTGGGAGCTGAAGGTAGTATAAAAGCCGCTAATTTTGATACGGAGTGCGCTGGCGTAGATGCCGTAGTGCTTATGGGGGATCTGACTTATGCACACGGTAGTATGGCCCAGTTGCAGGAAGTAGAGGTAGAGAATGTATGTGCGGGAGCTGGCTTCTCTATGTATACTCTGCCTACCTTAGATGGCAGCACCTTCGAACCAAAGCAGGATGGCTATGTCAGGCAAGAAGATCTAGTTAAACCTCTGCGTAGATTCCTATTCTCTTCTGTAGCCAAGTCCCATACCTTAGTATTTGTTGGAGGCTTTGAGCTTAACACTGTTGTAGCCAGAATTACTAGAGCCGGGAGATACTAGCTATGGCGTATAAGTCTGACACAGATATAGGAATAGGTATAGCACCTGATTTGGCACCTGAGCATGATGCCTTATATCCAGCTATGCAGCCTGTATATAACGCGTTGCACATATTAAATGCAAGGCTAAGCGGCTTTGCTGGCGGCGCTTTCGCTCCTCCTACGGTAGAATCCTCCCCTTCGGCTGGGTTCAGTCTCAGACCCGACTCCTTCTGGGCACCCTGCACAGAGCAGACAGTAGTTAATAGGATTGTTCATATACGGGATGGAATATGGAGCATTGGCGCAGGTTACGGAGGTATACAGATTGGCGATCCGGACAGCTCCTCAGCGTATAAACGTAACCGCGCAGTTCACTTTGGTTATGTAATAGAAGATCCGGTGATTCACGAAGGTAAGCGTATGGCCCATATAGCCTGGCCGCCTTTTATTCTGGATTCAGAGGGTATAACTTCTGGGCCTTTGTACATAGGAAAGCGTATATACGTAGACGGTAATGGCATACTAATGGTACCAGAAGATAGAAAGAATGAGGATGTGGCGGTAGGTCTCATAGTACGAGACGACGCAATCTTAATAACTAATCTACTGCCTTGGTAGTTTGCAGGCTAGCTCTCTCTTAGCCCTGTAGCTATAATTCACTTAATATTAGCACACTCTGGAATCTCTCATGGCAGACATAAGCGATCTGACTAATCTAGCCTCTGCAATAACTACCCTGCAGGGCGGCAAGACTAAAAATAAGCAAACCACCCAGACTGATGTATCTGAAGCTGGGGTAACAGAGCTACTAGACCAGATACTATCTGCTCCAGGTGGGGTTAAAGATATCGGCGCCAGTGCTAGACGCGCTGGTATCTATGACGATACTACTTCGGATTTGCTTCTAGGTGAAGCATATGCTAGCGCAGCCAATAAGGCGGAACTTGCAAGATCTCCTACTACAGTGCGTGGGGAGGTACAGGCCCCAGGAGCTGATATGGCATCTCTGGCAGGTACTCTAGCTCTTACTACAGCAGGTAATACCTTATTTAAGAAGCTTACCGCAGATACAGCAGCCACGGCCGGTGCTAATCTAGTAAGCGGGACAGCTCCCGCAGCTTCTTCAGCTGTTTCTGCGGCTTCATTAACAGGCGGCGCTCCTGTGGTAGAAGGTGTTGGAACTATAGCAGGAGGCGTAGGAGGGGTAGGAGGCGTAGGGGGCGTAACTCTCGGTACTGTGCCAGAGGCTGCAAGTCTTGCTGGCACTAATGTAGCAGCGGGCGCTGGAGAGGGCATAGCCTCTGGGGCTGCAGGGGCAGGCGCCTCTACCTCAGGTTTAGCTTCTAGCACTAACTTAATTAGTGGCGCAGGCGGGTTAGTAAGCGGCCTGCTACAGGGTAAGGATGGATCACAGGAGCCTGTATCTTTGGCTGCTACTGCTGGCATGGGCTATGCTTACGGAGGCCCGTATGGAGCTTTGATCGCAGCTGGCGGACAGCTTGTAGGTGGATTACTTTCTGGCTCAGGTTCCTTCAGCCCTGTTAAAGGTATTAAGACTGGTATTAAGTCTATCGGCAAAGTCTTCGGATTCTAAGGTAACTAGCTATGGGAAACATAGATTTCAACTCTATTATGGAAGAGTCCGCAGCTCAGGCAGTTAGTAGCCTAGAGTCTGCGTCTCAGATAGCTGCGCTCCAGAATAAGAGAGCGACTCATGCAAATAACCAAGCCGCTGCTTTAGAGACTGCGGCAAGTTTAAAAGCTAGCTCTGACTCTGATGCTGACTTGGCTATGATGCACGCGAAAGCTAATTCAAATAAGATTGCCAGAGACTTTGGCCTTGATACAGTTAATGCTAACGGGATTATGTCTCAATTAGCTAAGGCTTATAATGCAACTTCTCAGTCATACTATGCGGCACAAGCTAAGGTAGATGAAGTTGAGCGAGGCAGTGACCTCCTAGCTAACCCTATGGGCTGGTTTAAAGACATGGTTATAGGGGATGAGATCAGAGCAGATAGAGATGCAATCGCAGGTAAGAGAGATCAGATAGCTAAAGATCTTGATACAATTAATAAGCTTGTCCAGAAAGACACAGCAACTAGAATGGCTCTGGCTGAGACTTCTAACGCAGATTCTATAAGAGACAAGGCGGAAGCAGCTGAGACTCTGGCATTTGCACAGGCTGAGGAAGCTAGATCTAATGCAGCAGGCTATGCTTCTGTAGGGCTTAAGGTTCTAAGAGAATCAGGATCTGAAGCATTCAACAATAGACTTGACATGTTTAAGTTGCAGCAAGCTAACCTAAGACATGAAGACCAGATGGCTATGCAGAAAGCCAGCTTGGATCAGAGAAAGAAAGAGCTAGAGAAAACTAACGGAAAAGAGGCAGCCAGAACTGCGACAGCTAACTTGGTAGTAGACTACCGAGATAAGCTGGGCCTGCCTGCGGCCTCTGTTGACATAATTAAGCTTAATATGGATAAGAATAGCGAGCTTGGTGCTATATTCCGTAGGCAGGCTGAACTAGGTCTACAGTCTTCCGACTCTCAGAGCTTAACTATAGGCACATCTCCTGGGGACTCCTATATGAATGCAGTGGAGTTTGGCTCAGACTTAGAGTCTCAGGTTGGCACAGAGCAATATGACAGGTTACAAGAAGCTCAGCGTCTGGTTAACGAAGCGGCCGCAAGCATAGGAGGCCAAGCAGGCACAGAAGCTGCAGCCAACGCAGCTAACTGGGGACTTACTAAGCAGGCAGTTAAAACCAGATCTGGTATTGCCCACGCTCTCTCAGCTGCTCACGGAGAGTTACAGGCCAAAGCGGATCTTAACTTTGCTTCTAAGCCTTTAGATGTAGATGGCATGCTTGCCACGGCTCCTGGCTTAGCTTATACAAGAGTATTCCAGCAAGTTATCTCTCCTACTGTGGAGGCTACAGATGCAGATATTACGCTGGATAAGATACTCTCTGGGACTGCGGAACTTTACGCGTCTGGGGAACTTACAAGCTCAGAGGCTGCGAAAGAGCTGAGAGCTATAGTAAGGCTAGCTGTGGATCAGGAGAATGCAGCAGGTGATAGACTTATTATGGGAGCTAAGCCGCTTAATAATAAGAAGCTGGAAGTAGTTGTGTCGCAAGGTAAGATATTGCCGTCTGTTAGCTTTGGTATGCCTACGCTGCCGGAACGCCCTGGATCTATAACAGAAGCGGCCAAGCTTGGGGCAGCTACTGTAGCTAAAGGTGTAATCCCTGGGCTTCATTTTGCTAAACTAGGTAAGACAGATAAACATGTTAAAGTCGACCTGCTTAATCCTACAGGAATCGCTACTTACCTGGCCTCTTATCGTGCAACTAAGCTGGCCTCTGATCTAGAACTAGCCAGAACTAAGCAAGACTAAGCTAAACCTAACTGAGACTTTACTATGGCAACTGAATCTGAGATGTACGATAGCGCACCTGACTGGCTTAAGGCTGCAGATAACCATAACATATCTGACTCAGGTGGCTCTTTCTTCTCCTCACTGGGTAATGCACCAGAGTTTCTTACTGTCTCTGCGATCTCCGGCCTAAACTCCTTATATAACTCTGGCGTAGCTGTAGCCAATGTATTTAATGATGAGCTGAATCAGATAGAGCAGAATGATACAGGGGAATACATAGCTGACTATGACGAGGACTTAGGGGAGTATTATAAAAAGAACCAAGATAGCGCGGATCTCCTAGGTTTTATAGCTACTTCTTTTATTCCTGGAGGTGCCGCAGTTAAGGGAGTTAAAGCGCTACAATCCGGGGCTAGAGCTACGAGAGCTATGCAGGCAGGCTCTATAGGCGGAGGCATGTCTAGGGCCACAGGCTTACTGGTTCCGCAGGCACAGCTACAGGTCAGGAAACAGGCGGCTGATTATGCTTCCCGTAATGCGGTATGGAAACTTACTGACGCTTCTACTCTTAAACTAATAGCAGGCGGCACAGCTCAAGGTGCCTTAGAGGGTATCGCATTCGAATCTGCTGTAATGGCAACTATGTTTAAAGCTCCTATGTTTGAGGACATGGATGCTATAGATATGGTTAAGAATCTAGGTATCGGAGTCGCATTCGGCGGCGTAGCCGGTGGTATCTTAGATGGAGCTAAAGGTTATTTTGAGGTCTCCTCTCTACTCAAAGCAGCTAAAGGCAGAAAGAGTGCGCTTGCCACTAATGGTCACATAGTTCAGGGGCACAAGTTCCGTAATGCAGATGATATTATCGCCGCGGATGACGCTATTAGTTCGATCTCTATGAAAGATCCTGATGGCGTAGGCCGGATAGTTAAGCCTGTTACACCTGAGGAAGTTCTTGATTTAAAACTTGCCAATAACGAAACTGGTTATAGTATCTCACCGGAAGCAGTAGAGGCAGAGGCTGCGCATCTTACTAAGACTCGTGGTGATAATCTTAAGATGCTGGAGAACGAGAAGCGCAGAGCTATAAGGAATCTCCAGACTGGGGACAAAGGCGGCGCGGCTACTAAAGGCTTGGATAACACAGATAATTTCGGCAATCATGTAGCTGATATATTCGCTAAGCTCGAAGGCACTAACACCTATAACTTCTTTGATAACATGCAGGAGTATACCAGAGCCAAAGGTGTGTCTCTGTTTAATCGCAAAGTATCTGCTATAGCTAAAGACCGTAAGCTAAAAAAGTCTGAGGCAACTAAGCTTGCAGGAGAAGATACTACCTCTTTTGTGCAGCTCCACAGCGGCGGCATCGGTAATGTTATGGAGTCTGGGACAGCTATGCCTGGAGGTCTGAGACTTGCAGATAGAGCTACGCCTAAGCAGGCAGCTAAATTCATAGACCGCCAGTCATTTAGCTTGGCTCGGCCTGTAATCTCAGGTGCGGTACGTAATCCTAATGAGATAGAGGCAAGACAGATCTGGGCTGCAGGTCTACCTACTGCTGCACTACAGAAAACTAAGCTGGTTAATGTTGGTGACTTGCCTCTTATGCGAGAGCTAGTTAAGCGTAAGATAACTGGCACTCTTATTGATTTCGGTCAGGGAGATGTTAGGCAGATATTAGATACTAAGCAGCTGGAAGATATCTATACAACTGCGCAGACTGACCTGTTTGAATCTCTTATAGAGAAGAAAGCTACCACGCATTTTATGGAGCTGGCTACTGATATAAGACAGGATTTTATTGAGGGCGTAGCTAAGTATTCAGATGACGCAGATATGTCTAAGAACTTCTCAGCTCAGGAGAGTTATGCAGCAGAGCTATCTACTCACACTGGCACACCTATAGATGCGTTAGATCTCCATTCTGTTCCCAAGTTCATGAAAGCTTCTTATAGACCTAATGTAACAGATGAAAGCGGCAATGTCCTAAGAGGTATGCAGGCTATTAAGTATCAGGAGCTAACTTATCAGGCATCTGCGAATCGAGCTACTGCAGGCTACTTCGGTGCTTATGATGACCTGTTCCTAGAGTATAGTGAAGATGCTATGCGGAACTCTTGGATGGGAGGTTCTGGCCAAGGCAGGTTCACTAATGCAGGCGGAAGCTACGGGTCTACTGAAGCTATAACCTCAGCTAACGGAAATATATTCTCAGAGGCTAAGAAGTTTAAGATTGAGCAGGTGCACGCAGAGTTTGATACGCATCTGCAAGCACTGGTAAGCAACCCAGAAGATGCTCTACGCTGGTCAGTAATTAATGAGATCGTGGCTAATCATGGAGAGAAGTTTGTGCTTAATGCGGATGGCACAGCTTTAGTTCCTAGGAAGATACGAGACTGGGAAGCTGCGATAGAAGGCGGAGCTGATATACCTAAGCCAGCTTTGATGGAAGGTACACAGGAGTTTATTGAGCTGCCTTCGGTAGCAGTGCAGGATCTAGCCAAGCTTCATATCAAACGCTCTGCCTCTGTTAATAAGCATATGGGCAGACTCGCAGCGGCGCAAGGTAATGAGAGCCGTAAGTTTGGGGATACTTTCTACCCAGTACGCAGAGATCCTAAACAGTTTAAGCACGTAGCATTTGTCATTGACCCTAAGCTATCAGGCGTAGGTCATAAGAAAATGATTATGGCTAGAACTGGCGAGGAGCTAGATAAGCTTATAGCTAAAGTCCCGCCTCAATATAAGACAACTACTCTTACTCAGTCTGATGAGTTCTTCCAGGCTAAGGGAGATTGGATGTATGATAGATCATTACACGAGAATTATTTAGACGCAGACTTACAGTCGGCAGGTATCCGATCTAACTTTTTCCCCGATACAGATCCGCAACGTATAGCAGATGATCTCTTACAGCATCATATAAGACAAGAGCATACTGTCTTGCGTGAAGCTATGGCAACCAAGTTCCAGAAATTTATTGGAGAGATGGAAAAGCAAGGTAAGTTATTTGCAACTGAGCACGGATCTAGTACAGATCACATATCTAAGCTCTCGGTCTCTACTACAAATAACCCTTACATGGCACAGGTTAAGTCTCTGTTTGATATATCTAGGCTAGAAGATGCCCCAGACTGGTGGCTCTCAGTTAACCAGCAGCTAGATAAAAGCGTATCTCAGATCTGGAATAAAGCTACTGAGATCTCTCACTCAGCTAAGTTTGCGGAACCAGAGAAACTGGATCAGATTAATGCGGTATTTGAGGAGGCGGGATTTAAGTCAGCCTACTACGATGCAGCTCTTAACACTTTGGCTAATAGTCGTATACCTCAAGGAGTCTTGACTAAGTTTGTACGTAAGGCTAACGCATTCTTAACCAATACAGTTCTTAGACTTGATGCATTCAATGCTTTAAATAATAAGCTCGGTAACTTAGTTATTATGAGTGCTGAGATGTCTTCTCTTATCAAAGCTATTAAGACTGGAGATGAAGGCACAGCAGGTGAGTTAAGTAAGTTAATGGATCTGGCTGTTCCAGGAGGTGAAGGTGCCAAGATACTTTCTCCTACAAAACTTATATCTAATTCCTATAAGCTTCTTCACGGCAAAGACTCAGCAATTCTGTTTGACCAGTTATCTAAGCACGGTCTTGTACCTGAGATGATGGATCAGTATCGTAAAGGTATTGATGCCATGACACTATCTGGGACCGAGACAGTTAAGGATATGTCTAAGAGATCTGCACAGCTAGGTAAAGTTATGACAGACTTTGCTGAGTGGGGAGCTAAGAAGTCAGGTAACGAATGGTCAGAGAAAATGAACAGAGCTGTGGCTGCAGTTACTATGAAACAGATCACAGACTTAGCAGTTAAAGCCGGGCACATAACAGAGAAAGAGTCTTGGTCTTATATCAACACTTTTGTCTCCAGACTTAACGGAACCATACGCGCATCTGAGCGACCTCTTATGTTTCAGGGGCCAATAGGGCAAGCTATGGGACTATTTCAGTCTTACCAGCTTAACTTAATTCAGCAGACTCTTAGGCATGTAGGAGAGAGTCGAGGTAAGTCTCTTGCTATTATGGCAGGGATGCAGACTTCTATCTATGGAGCTAGCAGCTTACCTGGATTCCATTTTATTAATACATCTCTTGTAGGTAACGCATATGGAAACCTTGAGCACAAAGACTTATATACTGGATCTTCTGATATCTTTGGTGACGAAGGTGCGGAGTGGCTTATGTATGGCGCTCCTAGTAATATACTTAATGCTTCTTTATATACTCGGGGTAATACCAATCCCAGGACATGGCATATTGTACCTAACCCCACCAATCCGGGGGACTTACCTTTTATATCAGGTATAGCTAAAGCTACTTCTTCTGTATTAAATGCGACAAAGAAAGTAGCGGATGGCGCCCCTGTATTTGAGTCGTTCTTAGGGGCTGTTGAGCATCTAGGTATCTCAAGACCGCTTGCAGGTCTGGCTGCTTCTGCCCGAGGCATTACTAACGAAGGTGTAGCGTTCACTACTCAGCGTAGCGGTAACTTCTTATATGAGAATGATTTGTTGTCTCTCACTACGTTATCCAGATTAGCTGGAGCTAAGCCTTTAGATGAAGCTGTAATGCAGAATATGTTTTATAGGAATCGAGGGTATGAAGCTAAGGATAGAGACAGAAGAATGCAGCTAGGAGAAGCTATAAGAGCCTCAATGGTAGGAGGTGGGGATGTAGATCAGGAAGCTATCGGGGATTTTGCGGAGGCTTATGTAAGGAGAGGAGGCAACCAAAAACAGTTTAATTCATACTTTGCTAATCAGTATGTTAATGCAACTACCTCCCAAGCAGCTCAGATGGCGGAAGGTCTTAAGTCCCACAGAGCTGTTGAGATGCAGAAGTTACTTGGTGGAGCTGATTCGTTAGGTGATTAGTTAGCCTAAATCTACCCAATCCTCAGCCAGCATATCCGTCTGCGAAGCCAGCCAGCCTGGTTGCATAGAACCCGCAGCAGTGAACATATCAATATGCGGATTGATATTAGTTGGCTCAGTGATACCAGCTTTGCTGTATGGCGTATTAGCCACAGGTCGCACGCTGTCCGAGCCTGGCACCAGTATTAGCCACATGCCTTTGCCATTCCACCCTTCTCTGGCTACCTTGTTTCCTGCTTTCATTGCTTCTATTGCTTGTCCAAAGTTCATAACATTTCTCCGCACCGTCAAAGGTGGCGCATACCTATAAGATTAGGTTAAATTAATTCAGAAGGTGAGCTATAAGAGGCTGCGTTCACAGCTCCACTCTCGTAAGCTTCTACTAGGTCGCCTAGAATCGCAGCTTCCTCCAGCTCATTTATAGCTATATGTTCGGTAAGCTCGGCTCCGCTCTCAAGGCTATAAAGACGTATCATACCTATCTCATACTGATCCCCCAGGGCAGGAACTACTGTAGCTTTAGCATTTACTGTAAGGCCATTAGATAGGGTGAATTCTATCTCTGCTCTCATATCAGGTTTGTTAGCGCGCATTTTAGTTACTCTCCTTCTCGCCTAGTATTTGATATGCGGTTATGTTGCTGCCGGCTCTTTTATCGTGTGCCCATCGCCAGTTTATGCTGCTACCGTGCCACCTATTACCAGCATACACCCTATACTCACACCCTTCTGGTATAGGACACTCACCGCCGAACCAAGGCTGAGGCGGGTTTTCTATTACTCGGTAGCCGCTCCACCTTACCTTATCAACTTCAGACGATAAAGATGTGGCCCCGTCGTTGTAAAAACAGCCGTTACCCACAGAGTATCTCTTGTATTTTATGCTGGGGTCCTCCCACACCTCGCACAGTATGTCTTTAGGTAGTACAGGGCGTTTTTTAATTAAGCTCGAACTTGTGCCTGCGCTCATAGGTGCCGACCCATCCTCCAAATAAAGCGCTGGAGACCATCCGCCACCATAGCTAACTTCTGCAATTATCGGGTATTCCTGCTCTGGGTGGTATGCAAGGATATTGACCTCATTTCCCGCTTTGTTCTTACGCTCAAACTGCGCTTTGATCTTATCTAGTTCGTTCATGCTACCTCTCCTTTCTATCTTTACTTAGTTTAATAGTATAGGCTTAAAATCACTTAACGGCCTACGTCTGTCTTCTAGCTTATTCCTAAGCAACTTAAATAGCCCCTCGAAATCCGCATGAGTATAATAGCCATCTAGTACAACTCCCAGCTCCGCTGCAATCGTAGCAATTACCTCGCTAAAACTTACGCAGTCTTCACATAACTCCTGCAAATCTTGGTGATTAAGCAGCTCGCGCTTAAACTTAGTAAACTCCTCTGAAGTAAAATCAGTCATATTAGATAACACCTGAATTGATTAGTTTCATCAGATGCCGGTGCTGGTTAAGAGCATCACTCATAGCAGTGTGGGAGTTACTATATGAGGCTGGGACTCGATGCTTAAATAACTCTCTCACAGTTCTGAAATCTCTTAGAGAGTTATAGGGCCAATTAGGCTTAAGACCCTCAGACTTTAGCATATGCTCTAGTATAGGGAAGTCAAAGTTAATACCGGCTGCCCAGAGATTTAAAGTGTAGGTGCTATCTTCTGTAGCTAGATCAAGTAGAAAGAGAAGCTTCTCTCCCGCTTCCTTATGAGATATACCAGACAGCTCACAGTAAGACAGGTTAGATGCACGCTCTCGGTCTTGTTTATGCCAAGCTACAGTATCTGGGTTTATATCATAGGTAGCACCTGGAAATGACGGCTCAATATCTATCTCATACACAACTTCTATTCCTTGGATATTAAACACTATCCCAATCTGGAATACATAAGCAGTAGGCTCTAGGCTAAGAGTCTCCAGATCTATCATTACATGCTTAATTGGTTTAGATTGTTTCTTTTGTAGTTTCATACTAGTTACCTTTTAATTTAGTTAATAGCTTCTCTATCTTGGTTAAGACTTCAGGCGCTCTAACATAGCCACGGATCTCATATAGGTCTGTAATAACATCTTTATATAACTCATGCTGTAGGTAAGCTTTGGCCCCAGCTCTGGCGCTATCTAGTTCTACCTTATTGGCGGTAAACATAACAGCTATGTGGAGATGCATCTTATATTGATGCTGCAATGCAAACGAGGTTGGCATATTCCTGTCTAACTTACTAACGCTCTCTTCTATGCAAGCGGTCATAGGAGGCAGAGGTTGACCAAACCGCTTGCCTGTTCCGTAGCATTCCAGTAGCTTATCTAATTGACTTTCGCTCATAGTAACACCCTTTTAGTTTAGTTAATAGAATCGTTAGCATCCATTCTTTCCTCTAGCTCTTCGTCCCCAAGAGGGGCTAACTCCCACCTAAATCCAGCATAGATATTAGACTTTCTATATCTCTTACCTTTGCCCGCTCCTGCTGCTTGGTATATGCTAGCTATTTTTACCTTGTGCCCTTGCAGTTCCAAACCTATAGCAGCATCAGGGGCCGTAGGCCAGTGCTTAATTAAGTTACTTTCCAGATCCAGCTGCTTGCAAGAATTCTTAGCTCTTGGAGATCCTTTCTTTTGTGCTTTCTTTGATACCCTATAAGCTAGCTGAATGGCTGGCATTTCAGGAGACCCAGACTCTACAAGTAACTGGTTAGAAGCTAGTATATTAATTAGTAGCATTATATAGACTCTCTATCAAGGCTCCCCTAGACTTGAATACGGACCTAGCAGCTCTGCGTAGACCTTCATTGTTGCCCCAACCTGCACCAACCTGGCTATTTACTAGATGGTAATAGACCTCCGTACTCTTCTTAGCCTGATCCATACTTTCCACCACAGCAAACACTACTTTCTGTGCAGGTTTATTGTTGCTGATAACCCAGACTTTGTCGTATACTTTAAACATAGCTTCCTAGCTCCCTCTTGTATCTTCAGCATTTAAGTCATCTTCCACCAGTTTTGTGTAGCCACTTATATCATGCCAGGAGTCTGCATAATCTGGGTCACCATTTAAAATCCTTCCTATCTTATGCGCTACCATTTCAAGACTCTCTTTCTTATCGTCAGATAATGTCTCCCAGTTTTTGCTGTCTGCCATAGCACGTTTAATATTCTGGGTGACTCTCGCATGTTCCGGAAACTCTCCGTAACGATTACCCCGTTCTTGTAATGTCTTATCTATGCTAGTCATATCTCTATTCTCCTTCTATCTCTTCTCTAGTTAAATATCTATAATCTACCTTACTATCATACCGAACTTCTAATGGAGCCTTATTAGCTAAGAATCCTTGCTCCGTACTTTGTATCTTACCTGCTGTAACTAGGTTCTTGACAATCTCACTTAGCTCATCTAGATCACTAAGATCCGAACTCATCTTTTTCCATATATCTCCAAACGATATAGGTAATGTAGTAGCTTCGATTATCTGCAATACTTTATGAGTAGAGCCTGCGTTCCTAGCCTTGCCAAACTCCCCGTAAGCTTTAGGCATAAAATGCTCAGTATGGTGAAGTATGGTATTAGCATAAGTAACATCTTGCGCTTCTATTGTAGAAGATAACCTTGCAGCGGTATGGATTATAGTAAGTTTTATTAAATGCCCGAGTCTACGGTTTCCGTAATGGGCAAACCTTCCATCTTCCAGAGGTTTCCAAGTAAGATATATCTCATCCAGCAACTTCATAGCTTCGTCAGTCATATCTAATGGGCCGGTACAGTTACGCTTAATAGCTTGCAGATGCTCAACTAAGAATTCTAACTCTTCCTCTTTAGGTGCATCAGGGAAAGTTATCTTTCTATGTGTAGGCTCTGCGTATACAGCTATCATTCGGCTAAAAAATCCCTGCCCCATAACTTCAGGAGGGAAAGTGTTAGCGAAAGTAGTCTGAGTGTTACCGCCTAAGATAGTGATAGTAGGATCAGGTATCTCTACCGACACCCCGTTCTTAATCTTAGACTTATATATACCTTCGTAATCCCAGAGAACTCCGAGAAGAGATACAAACTCTAAGATATTATTACCAAAGAAATCATTAAACTCATCTGCTGCTATGAAACACTGAGCAGGTGCGCCAGTTAGTTCTATATCAAGCAGGCCGTTTAAGTCAGAAGCTCCTTCATCATCAGCGCCAGCTAAGTCTAAAAGAAACTTCTCTTTAGTTGTTTTCTCCGCCGCAAAATTATTGTATCCTGCTGTTCTTAGTATCTTAGCTGCGCGTTTTATCGCGGTAGACTTTCTTGTTCCTGGTGCGCCTAATAACATTACATATAAATTTGGGTATACTTTAAAGTCTCCATGTAGAAAGTAAGCATCTCTGCCTATCCAAGCTCCTACGCCAGCTATAATTGACCAGCGCCTAAAGAATGTAGGTACTTCTGTACCCCCTGTTATATCTAAATAACGAGAGAAAAAGTCATTCATTACCTCTCCAATATTTTCCGAGTCTGTCTAAATCTACGGGCACAGTCATAGCTCTGGTTATGCCCTTACAATCGGTAATGTCTACCGGGAATGTCATAAGTTCTTTAACTTTCTCGGCTAAGTCATCCCTGCCAATGCGGGTTTGGAATAGAATTGAATCATGTATTTGTACCATAAGTTTGAAATCAGGGTTAAATGCAAGCTCCACAAACACTCGCTTAAACGCTATATCTAATATCATTGCGTTAAGAGATTGTGTAACATGGGCTATGTAAGAATTTAAATCTAACTTTGACTTACTTGGATCGCCGAAACAGTAACGTGTCCAGCCGGTTGCACCTACTAACTTATTTGTCTTTCTTATATCGTTCTTGATTGAATTATAATAGCTTGATTTAACTACGGGGAATGCTTGCTTATAAGATAGAAGTAATGCTTCACATACCTCAAGCAGTGTGTAGCGAGATGGAAGACCTAAGAGTCTCTGGGCTTTATATACAGCCTGTGCTCCCATAGTCTCTAGGAGAACTCTCGCTCCCATATTATAGTTAGCGCCGTGATTAACTCTCTTACCAAGCTGTCTCATCTCTTTAGTTACATCTTCGTAAGGTACACCAAAGAACATAGAGGCTTTATATTTATGGGAGTCTACGCCGCTGTTAAATATCTCAAGTAAGTTCTTATCTCCTGAGCTATAGGCTACACCGCGATCCTCTGCCTGCGCATAGTCTGCTTCCCATAACTCAAAACCTTCATCAGCACACAGAGTTGCTTTAACATCTATGCCATCTTCAGGTTCTTTAGGTATATTCTGCATCTGTAATCCACACCAGAAGTGGTGAGACTTAGAAGCATTTCTGCCTGTATCAGTTCCGTGAGGGTTAAGAGAGTAAAGAGTGCGACCTAAGAACTCAGAGGAGTCTGCACCTGTCTTTAAATAGGTTGAGGTAAGTTTCCTAATACCTCGGTAAGAAAGAATCCTAGAAGTAAACCAGTCGGCAAGAGGATGTCTTAGGCCCGCAGCTACTAGAGACTTCTCACTTGAATCCTCAGCTTCTTTAATGCCTAGGATATGCAGTAACTGTAGCACTTGCTTAGATGAGCTGGGATTAAAATTTGGGTAGCCTGTGCCTGCTTGCAGCTCTGCAAGTAACTCTTCCTGCTTACTCTCTCCTCTGGTTGCATGCTCTTCTAGCCTCTCTGGATCTCTCTTCATACCTCGCATCTCACACATATGAGAAGGAAAGTTAAGAGGAAACTTAGCTAGATAGTTTTTCTTAGCCCAGTCAGGTGTCTCAAGTAGCCAGGATAGCGCAGACTCAGCAGTTGCCCAGCAGTCTAACGCATTATATCTAAAATACTCTGTGCGATCTCCGGTACTAGCTAGGTCTTTCCAGTACATAGAGTCTCGCATAAGAAGCGAGGAGACATTGGCTAGATCTTTCGGTAACTCTGAATACCAACTGTGCATCATATTAACAGTGTCGTAATAATATCCCCACATAGGGGCACTGTATCTTGCAAAGTAACTCAGGTCATACTTACCATTCTGCATCACCTTAGGTACTTCAATCTTATTTAGTGCTCTCATTCTTGCAACTGCTGCCGCAGACTCCATAGGTATAACAAACCCCATAGCTTTGCCTGTTGCTAGCTGTATGCCACAGTAACCTGCGCATCTTATCGCGGTGTTTCTTCTTACTGTTTCTATATCCACGCCTATAATATCAGACTCAGATAGAAACTTCTGTGCTTTATGGAAGTCAGTCCCTGTAGCTATCTCGATCCAATCAAACTCAGTAGCTACTCGCCACTTTTTAGGGCGTACCATTTTAGAGACATACCTACGGTTTAGGAAGTCCCCAAAACTCTTGCTAATTAACTGCTTCATTGGATGTACAAAGAGAAAGGTAAACTCTCCGTACTCTAGCATAGAGCCAGCATAGTTATTTATATTAGCTTTGGCTGCTCTGCCTTCAGGGAGAATTCTTTTAAGTATATCAAGACGAGTAGTTACCACATGCTTAACTCCGGCTTTCTTTAAGATTCCACAGAATCCTGCCATAGTGACTATCTCACCTGCAAATACCTTAGACTTAATACCCCCTAAAGCTGGGGTAAATCTAGGTAGATACGGCTTGTCTTCGTGGTTAATAGCGACCACAATACCTTTGGGTAACTCCCTGCTGGTCATAGGGAATCTCGCAGACGTGCCTGAGCTACTCTAGAGGCTGTCGCTGCGCGCTTCTGCCTCTTAGCTGTATTCTCTCTGTCTTTATACGCAATACTTAATACGTCATTATCATGAGCAGAGACACCGGCAGGTATATGCTGCATCTTGCCGCCTTTAGCTAGAAACCGCTCGGTGTCTTTCTTGTGCTGCTCAACTCTCTCAGCCTTAGTTAGCTCTGCAGGATAAGCTTTCGCATACCTTGCATACTTATCATATCTGTTTGTGTTTGCTTTTAGGTCTTCCTTACTTATATCTGACATAGCTTACTCACTTAATTTTGGTTAGATAAAAAGGGTAAAAGCCACATCCTTGTGGCAGAGTGTTACTTAGAGACTTACTTATCTCATTGCGATCTCACCAGCGAAACCATTATACTTCTTAGTATCATCTTTCTTATCAACACGAATCTTCAAAGTACCTACGATCTCAGCGCCTTCTGACTCTTCCATAGTCTGTCGAGCAGTCTCGCCGCCACAGTGCTCAGCCAGCACAGAGATAATCTCTTTAAACTGGCCCTGCCCCATAGTATTAGGAGTTCCGTCATCTTTCAGAAGCAAGAACGCAATGTCACTTGTCTTACCTACTTCCGGTGGCTCTTGGCTAGAATCCGCCATCTCAAGAGTCTCTAATACTTTAAGACCCATAATAACAGCAGGCTTGCCATTAATATCTTTGGTATCCCAAGTAATAGCCAGTGCGTGAGTGCCAGCGGGGATTGGCTCAAATGCTTGCAGATCAGCTAGCTCATCAATACTATCATCTAACAGGTCAAAGTTTACATCAGACATAATTACTTACTCTCTTTGGTTGTCTTACTAATTTACTAGAAGCAATTAAGCTTATAGTTCTTGGTGCTGCTAATCACAGGAAGCAGCGGGACTGTTGAAACTTGTGGAGACTTATCTCCTTATTTAAACAAATCAAATAATTCTGGCTTCTCTTTGTCTTCCATAACAGTCCCAGACCTACTGCCTGTGACTATGCTATTCTTATAGGCTGTACTTGAAGCTGCTTTGTGCTTCTTATTAGTTACTTCACAGTAAACAACCTCACCAAAATACTTGGCTGAGTTACGAGAGAAGTTCTGTGTCCCAGCTGTAGGAACAATCTTCTCCTTACCGTCTACCATAGTTACTCCAGTCTCATGCGATATACACACCACATTATACGGCGCATTCTGGACATAAGATAGAAAGTTATCTAACACATTGCCAAGCTTAGCCCAGTCGTCAAACTCAAACTTGTAGTCATCCGGTTTATTTCTTGCTATGTTAGCTTTAGCAGAGGAAGTTAGCTGAGTTATTGAATCAAATACTACTGCTTGATCCTGTCTCAGCTCGTTAAGACACACTCTGGTGACTTCCTTGCCTTCCTTAGCTGTCTTTGTTTTTATGTCAAAGCATTTAACACAGTTAACTTTACCGTGCTCTTCGCATATCCAAACCTCTGCGCCTTTAATAACTTTGAGGCAGGTCTCTACTGCAATCGGATACCCTTTAGTATCTGGTATCGCAAGCATTTCAATATTAGCTTTGTCTTCAGGGGGCAATTTAAATAGTGTATCTCTGCCATTCTCCAAATCAAACCAGATCAGTTCCTTATGTTTAGCTAGACCGCCAACAAGCTCAGTCTTACCCGACTTAGGTGGCCCATATACAAGAACCCTTTTAGTCTTGGCTGCTTCCATATCTGTCATCTTAGCCATTACAGTAACTCCTCTAGCGGTATCTCAAAACTGTAGTCTGTATCTTCTGTCATATCACACTCTCTTAGCGGCTTCATTAAACCCTCTGTATCTAACTGGCATAGATCCATATACTCACAAGGTCTGCCGAAATCTACACAGGCGGAACCTTGCATCGGCCATATACCATAGTTACCTTCTTGCTGCACCAGTCTCTCAACTGTCTGCACATCCCACATACGATCTCGCAACCACAGCGCTCTCTGGTGCATAGTCTTAGGGAACTCAAACTCTTCGTATCTCTCTAGCTTAGTCATATAGATTTTATATAACACTTCATAAGCAGAAGAATCAGGCGCTATTTTATCCAATACTACAGAATAGCCTAGTGCCTGAGCTGAATTCTTATACTGATAATGGTTAACCCAAGTGCCGGAGCTAGATTTAATCTCTAAAACTACCAGCTCTCCAGTCATAATGTTTCGTAATACAATATCCATAAAGCCACGGTAAGTATGGGTAGTTAGCTCACCGGGTAGCGAGAGTCTGAAACTTAACTCAATCGCATGCTTACCATGCCAAGATGCTACCTCATACTCAGACATATCTCCATCTTCTAGTGCAGAGCCAAGTATGTTAATAGCTTGAACTAATAATGCGAAAGACTTTTTCTGTTTCGGATTCTCGTCTAAGAACTCTACATCCCACTCTAAGAACGCAGCAAATATAGCTTTAGTCTTATCTCGATGAAGAAAGTACTCTGCAATGCCTACACCTAAAGCAGAGCCAAATGCGAAAGTTACATTGGTTGACTGGTCTAAGGTCTTGGAAGTATTAAGGCATTTAAGCTGGTACTTTCTTGGGCACTTATGGAGTAAGTTAGAGGAGGAATAAGATGTTCTTGTGTATCTTGGATCAATCTCCCCTTTGTCTAAGCACAATAGAGGTGAGTACGAAGCTTTCTCGGCTTCTGTATATGGAGTATCTAGAAGATCTATAATGTCGAGGCTGCTATCTAAATCGGACATTTGCGTGCCCCTCCGAAACTTGATGACTTGGAGGTTTTAGGTGACTGCTTCTCCTCTGCATCCTTCCGCAGCTTCAGCTCTTTGTGAATCCAAGCTAGTGCTAGGTCTCCCGCTGTCATAGGCTCCCAAGCTGGGCACCCGTTTTTATTTAAAGTAACTGTGTCCTCATCTGCCTCAGGTACGAAGCTGCCCCCTAAGTCTCCATAGATGTCATCAAATATCTCTAGCATAAGATCTGGATCACTCATCTGACTTCTCCTTATTTATCTCAAATATAGCATACGCAAACGCTAGATCCCCCTTAGTCATAGGAGGGTAGTAAGGGTCTCCATTCTTGTATAAGACTATGACAGGCTCATCGCCAGTTCCGTATTCAGGCTCTTCCACAGCTAGAGAGAACCTAGGATCGAACTCTCCATATATGTAGGTAAACAGGCGTTCCATCTCACCGCTATCTGCGCTACTCATCTGACTTCTCCTGCTCTGCTTCTGCGTCAGTTATTAATGCCAGTGCTTTAACTAGGCAAGGCTTACACATTAGCAGGCCCATATCATCTTGATCTAGTCCATCACCAACTAATACCAAATGATCTCCCGGGTTTTTATGCTTCTGGCAGGTGCCGCATACGGCTACGTTACAAATAGTCAATAGTGCCATTCCCATATCTACTTACCTCTTTATTTACTTAACTTAATTGCTGTAGCAAATGCTACCTCTAACCAGCTTGGATGAACTTTAAATGCTGTTTGTAATCTACTGAATTCGTAAGCTAGACTAGATTCTGCATGTCTCCCTTCGCAGCCTCCGCAGTAATCTCTTATTCTTGCCTGGCTTAACTCTCCCCAGTAAGCACCACAGAGACATACATCAGGGCCGGAAAGGTCTGGCTTAAATCTCCCAAGTTCCGTATCTTCACACTGCCCAATTAGATTCTTGCCTAAAGACTTAGCCTTTTTCATGTAATCTATATACATATTATGGCGATCATTAAGGTAGAACAGAGCGAATAGCACTAAGTCAGCCTCTCTCTCTGCAAGAGTTCTCTCACCTACTAGGTATTGCGGAAGAGTTTTTGCTGCCCTTGATTTGGCAGGGAACTGGGTACCGCAGGAATCACAAGAGGTTCCGCTATAGGTCTGCTGCTGTGTAGGTTTTCTTTTTAGCTCTTGTAGCTTTCTTTTTAGTTTTAGCTGTAGTGATTGTGACATCTGAGTGAACCTCTAACCCTTTAACAATTCCTGCTATCTCTTCCGGCTCTAAGATAGTGACAATCTCAGGCTCCTCTCTTAATACTTTATGTATATCAGATAAGATATTAGCAAAATTCGGCAAAGATTGATCCAGAGCTTCTTGTAACTCTGCCATTTGGGTTCTTACTTTGTCTAACTGGAACTGATTAATTTCTGTGCTCATACTTTTCTCTCCTATTTAAACTTCTCTAACTTAAATCACTTTGCTTTATAAGTAAACTTAGAAGGTATACTGTCTTTCCATTCAATACGAATAAATAGCAATGTACCCACTGAGTTGTACCTAATAACATAACTCTGCCCTCTCTCTACCGCTTTGAATCTGTATAAAGAATCTCTTGCAGACTCTCTACGTAACGCTTGTAACAGAGACTTATGAGATTCTCTTGGTAACTCAAGCTGTAAGAACTCTTTAGTCTTTAGATCATTCCAGAGTTTCTCATATTTTCTTTCTTCTGACTCTGGCGCTGACATATTAAGCTCTCTATCTAAATCATTTAGGTTTGGGGCATAAGAAAGCCCTACACATTTTACCGCATAGGGCTTTCTCAGTTACATCTTATTGCTTAAGCAGGATTTATAAGCTGTCAGCAGTCACTTTAATAGACAGCAGCTCTTCCAACTTAGCAGCGGCCCAAGTACATACACGCTCGTTACGCTCAAGAACTTCAGGAGATACGCCGTCTACGAATGCGGCAAGCTGAGACTGCAACACAGTAAGAACATCATTATCACCAGCAGCTCGCTTGAAGCGCTCAACAAACAGAGAAGCAGCAGCTTGAACTCGTGCTACATCTTTACCTGTAAGCTCAGGCATAACAGCAATATAATCAACAGCAAAGACTTCGAGATCGTCTTTAGACAGTACGTTACGGTCAGCCTTGGGAATGTGAGCAATGTAAGCAAGAGACAGTTTGCCTTGCTCTTCTAATGCAGCGGTCTGCTCTGCGCCAAAGTCTTTGTCGTTAAGAACATAGTTACGAACTTGGTCAACAACGATACCTTGCACAGTATCAACAATCATGGCTCGCAATACAGCATCTTCGCCAGTAAGAGCTTCGATAATACCGTCAACGGTAGGGGCGCTATGCTCTACAGATACAGAAGGGCGCTTGTAGCCGTCTTTAGTGCGGAAGTGGAAGTCAGAAGTAACTAATGTAATAAATGCAGATTGTGTAGATGTCATGGTAGTATCCTAATTAAAAAGAAAAGTTAAAGTTAAATAAGCAGTAATTTAAAAGCCGGCTGCTTCCCCCGACTGGACTGCTATAATCTCATATAGATTGGAAGGCGTCAAGGCCGAATTTCTATAAGAGAGTTTTGTATTAAGAATCTATCTTAGGCTCTGACGAGACCAATAACGATACTTTCGCAGGTCTCTCAGACTGCCCGGCTTTCGTAGTCTTTAAGTTCTTGTCAAAATTAGCCAGTTTCTCTTCTAAAGTATCTCCCGGAACTCTCTGCGATACCAGACCTTTCACAAACATATCTGGCTCACATATAATATAAAGCTCCTCAGACGCTCTAGTTACAGCTGTATAAATAAGCTCTCTGAATAACATAGATTGCTGAGACTTGTGAGTTATAAAAAACACTCTGCGGTACTCAGAGCCTTGCGACTTATGTACAGTTATAGCATACGCTAGATCCATAGCATTAATCTCTCCTGAGCCTGTTAGTTCAACAGACTGTTCCAGAGACTCTACATAGACAGTTATTTTATGCGAGGCTTCCCTAGATACCTTAGCACCTTCTTGTAGATGCGACTCCATGTTAGCAAGTATTGAGTCTGCATCATCTACGGCCGCAGCCCCATGGTTGGCCACAATTATCTCTGGATCTGACTCAACTCCGTTATAAGACATTGTAGGAGAGGGAGGTCTGGGATGTTTCCCGTAATAAGCTCCATTAGTCTCTATGTTAGTTATAATTGCCTCTGATTTATTATATAAGACTTTGTCCCCAATTCGCAGATACTTCTTAGCAATTCCCGCATATATCTCCCATACAGCTTTCTTAGTTGGATTAGTCTCTATCTGTGCTAGATGGGAAGCTATTGCATCATTCATCATAACTGTACCGAATGACTTATTGAAAGGTGTAAGTATCACATCTGCGATAGGATCATAAGCACCTGAGTCTATTAGTTCAGGGAGAAACTTACACATTACTCTGCAAGCTGCAACTTCTGAGTGCGCTTTCTTCCAAGGCCGTATGGTTACATTACCGTGCTCTCCTATCTCTGCGTAATCTTGCAGACTATCTGATCTAATAATCTTGCCTTCTCTCACTCTCGTAGCTAGGCGTATAATAGGAGACTGAAGAGCTTGGCGATAAATATGGGTAAGTTCCACAGTTGGGCAGCCAAGTTGCATAGCCCAGACAAATATGGATTTACCAAACACAGGAGGTAACTGGTTAATATCTCCCATAATTATTATCTGTTTCTTTGAGGTAAGAGCCGCAGCCAAGAGATTCCAGAGTTCCACAGATACCATAGTTGCCTCATCTATGATAAGTATAAGAGGCATTAATGGATTCTCTGCGTCGCGCTTAGGTAAGAATTCCATTGAGGTAATATCTTTGCCAGTTTCTAAGTCATAAGTCGAGGAAAATACCGGCTCAAACTCTAACGCTTTGTGGATAGTTATACAGTTACCTCGTAGGTCTTCAGATAGCGCATGTTTAAGATTCTGCACAGCTTTGTTAGTAAATGAGACACAAGCTAAACTGGGAGTTCCAGGTTTTAGATGCTTATGTGGTGCAGATATAGGAGGCACTAAGTTATTAGCCATTAATGCGTTAACTATGCCTTTAACTGTGGTGGTTTTACCTGAGCCTGCTGGGCCTGTTATGACACAAGACTTACCGGAGAGAACTAAGTCTATAGCTTGCTGCTGTTTCTCATTGTAAGGAATTGAGCCAGAGTTTTTAGCTGCGGACTCTGCCTCTAGTTCTTTCCGAGTCTCAGCCGCTATCGCAGAAGCTAGTTCCGCAGGAGAGGTCACTGGAACTCCGCCTGTTTCTTTATTTCTATCTAAGACTCCTTGGGATTTAAGTAATTTGGATAGTTTCGCTCTCGCCTGTTTCGCTCTAAACGATTTAAGCTCTGCTGCTTTTCGTTCTGTCTCTCTATCTAAGTTTCTATCTAAGTCTGTCATAGCAAGTTACCTATTTAACTCCATAAGATTGTTTCTGCTCTTCAGTAAGAGACTTAATCCAGATAAGTTTCGCAGAGATATAACCCTGTAATGTAGGAAACTTTCTCTTGTCTGGTTCACCTGGATGTAATGGTTTAGAGGGTTTCTTAGGTATTGAGGCAGGTGTCGCAGCTCCATTCTCAGATCCATTCTCTGTCTCTCCTAACAGATCCCCAAGTAACGTCTCTGCCTGCGCTGCTTGCTTAATCTCTTTCAATCTAACCGGAGATTTAAACTCATCTAACATAGACTTAGCAGTGCGTAACCTTTTAAATAAAGCAAGAGAATGTATTGATCCAATATCTATGCTAGACTCACAGTGCTCTATAAGCTCATCTATGTCACCTATAGTTATATCCACAGAAAGTATATCTACTGGAGACTCGAAACTAAACAATTGGGAGATAATAGTTTTCCAGTGGTCTCTCAAAGTAGTAGTTTTGCCTCCTAAGAGATTCACAGAAGTAGACGGGAAGTTACCTACGTCAGATGCCCACTCTGCCATTAAGCCTGGTAAGAGTTTCTTATTCTTAGCGCCTGCCATTGCTCCGCGTAAGATACCTAAGATAGTCTCTTCTGCTGGGTCTCTCATATAAGAGGCAGATAGAGAGGCAGAATCCAGATCTAAGTCATCTTTATAAATTGAGCAAGAATTTAACTCAGACTCTACCGCATCTAAGTAATGATGTAGATTCTCTAGTTTACAGTTATCTGAGGTAATATGATACTTGGGGAGAGAATCTATATCTTTATCAGTGTATCTCATTGCAAGAGCTGCTAGTTTCTCTCCATTTTTGCGCCACATTGGGACACAAACTTGCTCTCTTAGTGGCGCATTCCAGATAACTGGAAACTGTTTAAGTAACGCACACCCAAATAGATGGAGATCCGCAGGAGCCAGTTGCCCTACTGTGAATCTATCTAAGTTTTGCATAATTAGCGCTTGGATAGGTAACTGGAACATTGGGTGCGGTATCTTACCGTGTCCATTACCTATGTTAGTTTTATACGATACAGCACTATAAGGACAGTATAGTTTCATTTGTTAGATTCCTCTTGTAGCTCCTCCAATTCCAGCTTCTCTTGCTCAATAAGCTTATTAAGTCTATCTAACGCTATCTCATTACTTATTATTAAGATAGATAAGATAGTGAAACAGCTAATTAATACCACAACACTGCCCAAGCTTACATAAAACTCTAAATCTGACATAGTCTCTAGCCCCTTAACCAGTTTATTACTTTACGCTCAAAAGCCTGCCATTTAGGTGACATAAACATACAAGTAAATCCTATGTAACATATAACTGTGACTGCGATAACCAGTAACTCTTCTAATATCTCTAAATCTGACATATCTCTTACTCCCTTATATCTCTTAGTTTCTTGGATCTCTTAGATCTGTACCCTGTTAAACTCATTTATACACTTAAATAAATATATAACTATGGGATTGTCTCATAGTCTAGGGGAAATGTCAAGAAGTTTTTCTCTTCTATCTTAGATGGAGATCTATAACTTAGAGATCAGAGAGTTGCTTTTCTAGTCTCTTCTCTATCTCAGCATATTCTCTATCTGCTTTCTCTTTAGCAACTCTAGCTGTTTCTAGTCTACCCTCTAGCTCAGCTTTCTCATCTTCTGGTAACATTCGCAGCTCTACCTCTATAATATCTGAGATCCTTCTGTATCCGCTACCTGACTCTTCTATCCAAGTATCTGCCCAAGTTACCATTGGTGCTGAATTAGGAGTCAGTAAGTTCTTATACATTGCGATTTTTACTTTCGTAGTTTCTGGGCTAGTCTCAGTTTGCATATCAGTTTGCATCTTAGTATTTCCTTTAAGTATCTGTAAGCTGAGGTATAGGAGAGCTGTAAGCTTGGGTATTGGTAGCCGATATTGGTAGCCTACCGCTTCGCAGGTCTCTTATAAACTCTCTTATAAAATCCGCATCATAAATGAGTTAAGTATCTCTTCCTCTTCCTTAGATAGCCCTTCTTTCTTATTAGCTTTAGACGCTACCACTCTTTCTAGTAACTCTGCGGAAAGCTTCTCTTTAGCTTCTCCCATACTCTCACATCTATTATAGATTTTTGTCGCATCTATGAGTATCTGAGCTGCCTCAGCCTTCTTACTCTCTTCTGCCTCTTTCGCTGCCCCAGCCGCAGACACTGCATAAGCCGGTGCTGCAATCTCTGCATCTATCTTATAGGCTAACATAGCTAACCTTGAGTGAACTTTCTCTATAATATAAGAGAAATCATCAGATACTTCTCTCTCTTCTCTCGGTATCTTTAGTAGCTCTTCTGTTATATTCTTTAAGCAACGTATCTCATCTGCAGAGAATTGCGGCCTATATTTAGCCAAAGGCGCAGACCTTGCCGATCTAGGCTCTAGTTTAAAGTCTTTTAGCTTAGATTCTTTTAAGTCTGACATAGGAATGTATCCTGTTAAGTTTGTAAGATATGGGTTGAGGGGTCAATGTCGCGGCGTCGAAAATGGCACGACAATGCGACATCATACCCCCGACCCCCTCGACCCGTCAACACCTCGACCTCACCTCCTATCTGCCTTAACCTCTATCTCCCATATACCTCTTACCTCTTATACTCTATATCTCCCTTATTCTATCTTAGATACTCCTTTCTTTTATGGATTAGCCTCTATTTTTTGACCCCACTAAAATATTAATATATAAATAAAATCTATAACTTAGAAGGGCAGAGATAGCTAGAGACTATGAGATAGCTAGAGACTGGCAGAGACTAGGAGAGTGTGGGAGATAGATAGATAAGGGAGTAAGATAGGGAGGGGGAAAATGGGAGGGATGAGGGGAGGTGGGGATGATTTTTTGTTTTGTCGTGTTGTCGTGTCGCCGCGTCATTTGCGACAATTTGACAATCAATCTGTGAGTCTCTATTTCTATAACTTTCTATTTCTGTCAGATACTTACCCTAGAAGGTCGTTGCGAAACTGCTCATTCTAGCTCTGTAACTTAACTAGGTGTAAACTTTTCTTTAGGCATTAAAAAACCCGTAACTGAATTAACAGCTACAGGTTTAAGAGTCTAAAGAGTCTCTTATAAAGAATCAGCCGTAACAGCGGTAGAACTAAGAGCCAGCTCATCAATTAACTTAACAGTCCAATTAATACTTTCTGATACTTCAGCATACTCAACTAATATCTCCTCATCATCTGATTCAGCGACAGCTTCTAGTAACTGCGTAATTGTCTCACCTACAACTTGTAAAGCACCAACATTATTAAGAATCGGTTTCATCCTTAACCCAATAATAGTGCCACCGGCATTAGCTTTTGCAGCTTCCTTGTCTAATAGCTTCTCTGCGTATTTAGCGTAGAATTTGCCAGCGGCTTCGAGAGTCTTATTAGTTACTGCTCTAGTTCTTGTGCCGGTTGATGCCAGGTGGGCTGCCAGTTTCTCTACTGTAATATCTGATACTTCCGGCTTATATTCCCAGTCTCCCGCTTTAGCTGCAATCAGCTTCTTGCCATATTGCTCTAGTGCTTCATTAACTACCGCGACTAACTCTGCTGACGCTTCCTGGCTTACTTCCTTATAAGAAACAAATGACCATTTCACAGTATCTCGTTTCTTACCAAAATGTGGCGATGCCTTATCAGTTACCGCCTTAAAATGAGATACTACTTTCACCTGCTCAACGGTGTTAGCTGTGTTAGCTGTGTTAGCTGTGTTAGCTGTATTAGTTTCGTTTAACTCTACTGAATTTAAAGCTTCCATAACATTTCCTACCTATTTAGACTTACTTACTTTGAATGGCATAATTGCCGACTTACTTACCTTACTACTTAACTCCTCTCTCTCTTACAACTCCAGCCCTCCCGCTTTCGCTATCATCCCACCATTAGAGTTAAAGTGAGTTTCAGAGACAATATCTAGCCTATTTAGCCTAGTCTCAAACCTTACACGCCACTTACTATTAGTCTGTGCTTGCCACTCCGTTTGTGTAGCTTCTACCATGGCCGCCTCTTCCCTGGCCGCCTCTTCCCTCATCTTGTCTATTACAGCCTGTAATCTAGCCTCTTGCCTATCAAACATGCTCATTTCCTTCCCTTCCCTTACTTACCTGATGAGCCATTATAATCTCATATCTCCCCCACCTTGTCAACCCTTGCGTCTCTTATAGCTTAGTTTCTACCTCTAACTCCTATACCTAGTTAACCTAACTCCCTAACCTTATATAACTATAAGATATAAAAATCGCTCGTCGCTACGCTCCTCAAAGGTCAAAGTCAAAAGATAAGGTCAAAAGATCTAATGCGTTCGCAAGCTCACTAACTCTCGTAAAAGACTCTAAACACTAAGTGCCGGGGGTGGAACCCCTTTTTCTATCTTCGAGCCTCCGTATATCCTAAGCACTCTCTCTAATTTTTCTAAGAAATTTTAGCTATTTAAGAGGCTGCAACTTACATAGATAGAGATAGCCCCTAGAAAACTTTGCGCCCTAGAGAGTTCTGCTACTTATGTTAAGCTATTCATAGAACTTAACTGAGATTGCAGACATTTATGAGCCGGGCCAAAACTAGAACAGAAGAGAGAGCGCTGGAGTTATTAGGCCAAGGTCTCAGTACCGGCGTAGTTGCGTCCGCGTTAGGGGTAACAGACTCGGCTATATCTCAGTTATTAGCGGACGAGAATTTTGCCTCAGATGTACAGAAACTTAGATTTGATAGTTTACAGAAATCGACACAGC